AATATATAGATAAGAGATATAGAGAAGAACAACTTCCCTCGTAAGCAATAATAGGGCTAGGGAAGCCAACCCTATTAACTTCCCTGTGAAGTTTCTTAAGGTATCAGTGCATTACTACTGATAAGACCGCCTCATTGGTAAGACTCTGTTTTGTATATAGGACTGGGTCTGCTAGTGGCCCTATCAGGTACATTACCTCTTGGAATTGCGTATATTAATTCCTAATTTTACCGCTAACAAATTCGGTTTGTCATTCCCTGGGCAATTGGTACGCACTTGCCCTCCATGCGGGTCTCACAAAAGGTTGTGGAAAAGGGGCCTAGATTGCTCCAGGCCCCCAGGCAACCATTATGCCTGTATTTCTATATTCAGTTATGAATGGTAGGTAAACCATATCTCTGGCAAGAGACTTTATTATTATACACTAAACGCTACTTGTCTGCAAGCATTGTGTAAATATCGTCTACTCTTTTTTCCAGTCTATTTACTTGGTCTTTTATAGAACTACCGCCATTAGGTTTAAGTTCCTTAAGATAATCAGACATTGATATAAACATCTTTCTGATACCCCAAGCAAGTGCTCCTGCTACTGCTGTAATGCCTCCTGCAAGGGCTGTAATCAATTCTGGAGCCATCAAATACCTTCCTGCCTGTATTTTATGTCCATGTTTCCAATGGAATTCTCTTCCAAGTAGCTGAACCTGGTGCTCCACCATTAATACAAATGTATAAGTAATCTGAATCAAATCCCATCTGTCCAGTATTTCCACCACCAGTAGGGCTTCCTGGTCCAGAACCAGTAAGAATCATTACACCATTGAACTTAAAGATATTGCTTGTGCCACCAGTTGAATCAAAGGTAATTTCCATAGCTGGTGTTCCAGCAATGCTGTTTCTAAGAGTAACGTTATTACCACTTCTATCTAGAATTGCATTTTCAATATTAATTGAACCATCAGCAATTAGTTGTCCAGTTACTTGTAGCTTTCCATTTATCTTAGCAGTCTGATTTGCCAAATTGCTTGAACTAAATGTACCTTCAATAAGTGGAGTTGCTGTAGCATCATTAGCAATAATTAGTTTATTGCTCTCACTATTATTTTGACCAGCTTGATTTCCAATAAATACATTGCTTGAACCATTGCTCTGATATCCAGCTCTGTATCCAAGCATTGTATTGTTTGTACCATTTTGATTAAATTGTCCAGACTGTCTTCCAATAATTGTGTTTTGTCCACCACCAGAAACACCAGTTACTGGAACACTAAATCCTGAACCAGCTGCAAGTGTATTATTTGGAGCATTTGGATTAGACAATGGGTCATATATTAAAACATCATTAACTCTAAAACCAGAACCAGCACCAGTAATTGTTACAGTTGTAACTGCACCACCTGAAACAACTAATGTTGCCTGTGCTGTTGTATAAACTCCTTGATTTTGAGGTATTAAATTAACATTTGTATATGTTCCATCAGGATAATTGCTTCCACCAGTTACTGTTCCAACAGTAGAGATACCAGCACCATTTAATTGAGCAGCACCTATACCAACAATTGTTGAATTAGACTGAGTCGTGTTTAAATTAAGTGCAGCACTACCAATTGCAAGATTTCCGATACCAGATGTGGTATTTGTCAGAGCACTGTTACCAATAGCAATATTGCCGCTGGAAGTGACATATCTTAGAGTATTGTTACCAATACCAATATTAGAGCCACCAGTTACGACTGATTCCAAAGAATTAATACCTAATGAAACATTGTTTGTACCAGTAGTTAAAGATTGAAAAGCAGTTGTGTTATTTGCTTTAATGTTGCTTGTATTAACAATTAATGTTCCATCAGCACCAGCTGGGCCTGTGGCTCCTGTTGCACCTGTAGGACCCTGTGGTCCTGTAGCTCCAGTTTCTCCCTGTATACCCTGTATACCTTGGATACCCTGCTCTCCCTGAATTCCCTGTGGTCCTTGTTCTCCTTGAGGTCCCTGTGGTCCAGTTTCACCTTGAGGACCAGCTGGGCCTTCTTCACCTTGAACACCCTGGATACCTTGAATACCTTGAGGACCTTCTGGACCAATCAAAGATGCTAGCCATGCTGTTTCATTACCAACAAAACCATTAGCAACAGCTATTTCATAAGCAGAATCTCCATCTGCTCCGTCAGCACCATCAGCACCGTCAGCACCTGCTGGACCCTGCTCGCCTTGGATACCCTGGATACCCTGTTCTCCTTGTATACCCTGTGGGCCTACTGGACCTTCTGGTCCCTGGATGCCCTGTTCACCCTGTATACCTTGTGGACCAGGTTCTCCCTGTGGTCCTTGAGGTCCTGCTGGTCCTTCTGGACCTTGAATACCTACAGCACCATTTAGGTTTACTGTCCATGATGAGAATGTTCCTGAACCACTCTTGTGTGAAACATTGATATCAAGTTCACCAGTTGTTGAATTAAAGCCAGTAACATTACCAATCATATAATTTGATGCATCGTGAGCAACAATTACAGACTGTGCAATTGTGTAATCTACATCTAAATCATTAAGAACAAAACTAATTGGTCCATTGTTAATTATTGTATTTGTTTCAGAAGATGTGGTGTGGTAGTGGTCACCATCTAAACCTGGGTCACCCTGGTCACCTTTATCTCCCTTGGGTCCCTGAATACCCTGGGGACCTTGGATACCCTGCTCACCTTGTGGACCAGCTGGACCAGCAATACCTTGAGGACCCATTGGTCCCTGGTCTCCTGTATCACCCTTTGGTCCCTGAATTCCTTGAGGTCCTTCAGGTCCTACAGGTCCCTGAATACCCTGAATACCTTGTTCACCCTGTGGACCCTGGGGTCCCTGTGCTCCTGTTAAACCAATTTCTCCTTGAGGTCCTTGAGGTCCCATTGGTCCCTCTGCACCATCTAATCCATCAACACCATCAACACCTGCAGGTCCCTGTGGACCTACTAATCCCTGTGGACCCTGTGGACCTGTTTCACCAGTGTCACCCTTGTCTCCCTTAAGTCCCTGTTGTCCTTGGAGACCTTGCAATCCTTGTGGTCCCTGTGGACCTGTGGCACCAATTGGTCCCTGTGGTCCCTGAAGACCTTGAACACCTTGAGGACCAGTGTTTCCAATGTCACCCTTGTCACCTTTTGGACCCTCAATACCCTGTGGTCCTATAGGACCTTGAGGACCTTGTGGTCCTACAACAAGGTTTAGACCAGTTGCATAGATTTTAGCTTGTTCATTATCAAGAATCTGTATTTTCATTATCTAGTCACATCCTGGTCTGCAATAATAGTTCCTCTTACAAAGGTTTTGGTAATGCCATCTTTTACACCCTGAACATCAAAGTACATTGACTTTTCAATAGATGCACTGTCTGGAATAGTAATAGTTACTAGACCTTCTTCAGTAGCAGTAACTACAAGGGTAAATTCTTCTACAGTATCTGTAGGCTTAAATTTAATTTGACCAGTAAAAGTCCACTCAGACAAATCAACTGGGGTATCATCATCTTCTAAAACAAACAAGCTAAAGGTAGCAGTGTCACCTTTATAAACACGCCATTCAATTTCGCCTGGCAACTGGTCAATTACGTACATATTAGTCCTCTTGGTTAATTGTATCAGATTCTACAGCTTCAGAAACATCCTCAGCTTTGATTTCTTCTACCTCAACAGTTGGTTCCACTGTTACTGTCTCAGCAGCCTTTCTACCTTTTTTAGTAGTTCCCTTAGCCTTTGGGGCAGGGAATGGTTGTCTAAATGAATACATTTTCACTCCTTCTTTAGAGACAGGGTAGAGATGGGGAGTATCCCTACCCTGCCTGGTAACCCACGGCTATGTGGGGTTCTTCTTGCTGAGCAATGCTTTTAGCTCAACATGTTCTTCATAAAGGTCAAAGTATTTACCTTTCCAGTTATTTACTTCCATCCTTAATTCTCTTATTTCTAGCTTCATTGTGTCAATTTGTTCCTGTAGTTCCTGACGCAATTTCTCCTCATTGGTTAGATGCATTTGCTTATTTCTTTGGAGGTACTTTAGCAATGACTGAAACATTACTCCTGCTACACCACCACCCAATAGTGCTGTTATTATTTCTGGATTCATTGTGCACCTCCTTCTAACGCTGCTATACGTGCTTCTAAAGCATCATTCTTTGCTGATAACTCCTGTATAGATTTAATTAGATATGGGATAAAACCTTCATAATTAACTAATTTAATTGATTCTCCAACAAAGTCTTGTGGTAGATTTTCCATACCTTCTGTTGGCATTTCATAAATAAATGAAACACCATCAAAATCTATTTGTTCTATTTGTTGAGCAACAACACCAACACGCTTTTCGTCATCTTCATCTTCTAATCTTGAACGATAAGTAATTACATTTACTTCATTAAGTTTTTCTAATGCATTTTGTACAGGTTGAATATCTGTTTTAATTCTTTCATCAGATGTACCACCCACAGTCAGGGCTACTCTGCTACCGCCAGACCAACGAACAATTGGATTAGTTGTAGAACCATTCATTGTAGTTACCTGAACTACACCACCAGAACTTACAAAGCCATCTGAGGTAACATTTCCATTTGCAGTTACGTTTCCAGTGGTACCAAGAATAACTGCACCATTACCTGACTGAACAGTACCAGAAGCATATACACGACCAACAACATCAACGTTACTATTGAAGCTGGCTCCTGGAGATAAAGCACATCCAGCAGAGTTAACAGAAAATACTGTGGCACCATTTACTTGTAAAGCATGGTTAGCTGGAGTATCGTAAGTCATACCAGTTAGGCCTGTTAATCTACCAACTTCTGTATTACCAGAATTAAAAAATGCAAGTGAATTAGTTGATTCAGACATAACTACACGCTGACCAGAACTTGAAGTTTGAACTCTAAAACCTGTCAGGGTACCAGCTTGAAGTCTATTAACATTAATAGAATTAGTAGTAATAGTTCCACCATCAATAGTGGTTTCATTACTTGTTCCATTAATGGCTTTTACTACAGGACCTTTTCTTACTACAATTTCTCCTGCACTAATATCAGTAATTGCATTTACTCTGCTTGATGCAGAATTGGCAGTATTAGTAGTTGTTGTTAATGTTAGGTTTGTTGCTGTTAGATTGCTTTCTGCAGTTGTTACCCTGCCATCTAAAGCAGTTACGTTGCTGTTAGTTACAGTCAATCCCTGGGCAGTTAAATTAGCAGTATTTACAGCACCTGTAGCTTTATTGTCAGCTGTAAGGGCAAGACCTTGTGCTGTTAAAGCAGCCTGATAAGCTATTTCTGTTTCTCCAGAAAGCTCATCTTTATCATCCTGAGTTAGGAATAAACCTTCTGCATTAAGACGTGCTGTGAAATCTCCATAATCAAACTCTTCAACAAAGATATTAGACAATGGTGTCCAGCTAGATACACCAGCAATGGTTGCATGAACATAAACAGTATTTAAAGACTTTACAAAAGCAACCTTTACTCCAAATGCTTCAACACCAGAGTTGATTAGTTCTGTTGGATTGTCTACCTGAATCACTGCTTGATTCATTAGGAATTCTTTTACTCTATCTCCAGGTAGTCTTTGTCCATCTTCAAATTCAAAATACTTAACTGCCATTATGCACCCTTCCAAAGTTCTGCACCCATTAGCCAGTTCTCTGCAGTAATATTGTGGGTGACTTTAGATACCATGTATTTACCATCAATTGTGTGACCAGGATATTCAATACGTACCCTGGTTACATCGTAGCCTGGGTCAAACTTCCAAGAACTATTTAACAGCCCATCACGTCTGATTGGGGACCAGGTAAGTGACTTTACCCTTGTAGATGATTCTGGGAATGTAATGTCTTCTCCCCATGACTGTAGATAAAGTGTTGGATTTGTTTCTGGTCCAAGGTCTACATATAGGTTACCTTCAAATGCAATAGAACCAACTGCACCAATACTTGCCTCATTCTTAATGTTTACCTTTTCATCTTCAAATGCTGGGAATGGAACTGTATCAGAGAACCCAAGAATAAGCTCATTAACAATGTCTGCTTTTCCAGATGATGTTTCAATGTTTGCCATGCAGTAATGGTCTAAAGATGTGCTGTGAACGTTGCTAAAACCATAACTAGTGGGTACTGTACCTAGGTCTAATTCTTCCAATAGGTAATCACTAATGTAATATCTACCATAGCCATAGATAACACCAGTTCTTGATACCACAATCATACCTGCTTCACCCTGCATAAGTTCATTAAGAAGGTCACCTACAGTTGTTGCAGCTCTTGTACCAGTATTAGGTTCTGGATTGCCAAAAGCATCTAAGTCACCTTCTTGAGGGAATTGAGAGCCACCAAACTCTAAGAACCATGCAGGACTAATTTCAATGTCAGGATATCTAGGCAATACAAAGTCATCAAGCACTCTGTTTACTCTGGTAGAGAATCCTTCTGCAGGAGCAACATAAGCACCTTCAGGCACTGTGATATTCATAATCTTAGGAATCCAGTCAGTACAGGTCAATGTAGTTGTAATTAAACCATTAGACTCATATGTTGTTTCCATGTTGTCAATGAATCCTACAAAGATTGGTGAGAAGTTTGTCTGCCCTGGCTCTCTAACCAAAACCTTTATCTGCCCATCAATCTGAAAGAGTGGATTCAGTGTGGGGTCAACATCAAAGCCTGACAACACAATGTTCGCTGTTCCTACTTCCAGCGAAGGTACAATGCCCTGGTTGACACTGAAGCCACGTTCTATATCAACTGACACCACACCACAAGTTAGTGGATGCCAAGTTGGGGAAAGGTCACCAAGCAAAGCTGGACCCCCCAAAACACTTTGACCAATAATAAAAGATGTAGAACCATATAGTTCAATCTTAATGTCTTCTGAAATCTTAAAAGTCATTACTTAGCCAATATCCTTTGCTTTGTCTTTCGTTCATAATCTTTAATTGCAGAGATAATCTGCTGTGGGGTAACATTAGGATTAGCTATATTGATGTTGTAGGTAGCTCCCTTACCTGCAGCAATTGTCTTCTCTAAAGCAGTAATAGCATTTTGTAGACCTGATGTAGATGTACCTGTAATTGCAAAATTAGCTGCTCCACCTACCCCTGCACCCTGTGATGCTAGTTCCTTACGAAGGTCAATAAATTCTTGTAGTCTGCCAGATGTCAGCAATCCTCTAGCAGCTGTAGCTCCACCAAGAGGTCCTAGACCAATAAGTTCATCAATTAGAGACTGGTCAGCACCACGCTTTCTAAGTTCTGCAATGTCTTTAGCAAAGGTTAAAGCTGCATCTTTGATACGCTTCATACCTGCAATAATTCTGTCAATACTAAATCTAGCTCTGAAACCTTGAGTAACCAAGCCAAATGATAGTCCCACAGCGTCTCTAAAGCTCTCTGAGGCGTTTTGAATGCGTTCCTTAGCTTCATCTAGGGCTTCTTGCAAAGTGGCTACAATCGCCTTTAAACGCTTCTGGAATAGGGTTTCTCCTGTGCCACCACCAGTATCATCACCAGATGCTGCAGCTTCTATAGCTTTTCTAATATTATTAAATCTATTTGCTTCTCCAGTATCAGCACCATTAATACGAGTCTTAATATCAACAGTTATTGTTTTACCATTTAGTTGGTCAACTAGATTAGATACCCCACCCAAAGTACTTCTTACAAGTCCACCAGCTTGGTCTAGTTCTTTTAGACCAGTCTTGTTTGCTTCAAAACTTTTCTTAAGTCTGTCTAATGCTGGGTCTAAACGCTTTACTGCATCTGAAGCTTTATCATATGCTGCTCCATTTTTTAATGCAGCATCAATTTCTTTAATACCTTTGGCAGTGCCAGGAACATTCTTAGCAGCCTTATCTAACTCATCTAGTCTCTTGGTTGCACCACCAAAGAAACCAGCAATGTTGTCACCAATACCTTTAAAGAAGTTAACTATACCTTGACCAGCTTTACTAAATGCACCTAGTACACCACCAAGAATCTTAAATGCTCCTGTAAACGGTACAAGGAATGAACCTGCATAACCAATCCAGTAACCAATCTGCTGTAATGCCTTACCTAGCAAACCAAGGAAGCCAGCTAATCCACTGACCTGTTCTCCTGCTGGTAGGAATAGATTGAGCCAACCAAACAGACCATCAAACAAACCATCTAAAACTGCTAGAACACCCTTAGCAATTTCACCAAAGGCACCAAGAAGTTCTGTTAATGGCTTAATGTCTTCTGCAAACTTAGCAAATGGATTATCTTCTGTTGCTGTACCGCTTAAAAAGTCTGTAAGGTCTGTAATTGCTTTAGCAACTTTAGTACCAAAATTCTCTGCTGCAGTGCCTGAATTGTCAAATGCAGCTTTTATTCTAACGTTAATGGCATCTGCCAGTGCATCAATCTTAGGTAGGTTTTCATCTACCCAGTCTGCAATAGATTGTAGGGCAGGTAAGAAAGCAGCACCAATAGTTTCTTTTACCTCGTCAAAGGCAATCTTAAGTCTGTTGTAGGGGTCTAGGTTATTTGCTGCAGCAGCTGCACCTTTGAATTGTTTTTCTAGGTCAGCTACAAAGTCTGTGGAGTTTCTAATAGAAGGGATAAGTTTAACAAGGCTAGCAGTGTTACCATTCAATGCCCTGGACAATGCTGTGGATACTGAATCTAGTGATTTGCCTGTCTGAGCTGAGATATCAGTAGCAAGGTTTAGTAGTCTAAATGCACGTGTGGTATCTCTAGTAGACCTAATTAGCTTTGCATAAGCAGGACGTAGCTCATCATCTACAACACCACTAGCTGTCTGAATCTTGCCAATCTGTTCTTCCACAGAGGCAACAACAGCATCAGAAGCACCAACGGTATTTCTGAGCTGCTGTGCCAACAGTGTTTGAGCTTTAATATCTTCTACAGCTGCTTTAGATAAAGACTGTATCTGATTTGTAATGCCACGTAATGAAAAACCAACACCAACAGCTGCTAAGGATGCAGTTATGCCCCTAGATATCTTTTGAGTTGAACGTCTAAGTCCCTCAAGCTGCTTGGTAGCACCTTTTGTAGCCTTGGTTAGTCCTTTAAATTCACCAAGTATCTGGACTTCTAAATTCAAGCTCATAGCAATTCCTCTAAGTCTGGGGGACTACCCCTGTCTTCTAGTGCCTCTATAAAAGCACTCATCTCGTATAATTTTAGCTTACGATATTCACTAGGAGACATTTTTGTGGCTAAGCAAAAGTTAGCCATTCTCTTAGCTGCTAGTTTGCTGATGTCTCTTTTGGGTCTGGTTCACCTGGCTGTAGCAGTTCCATAGCATCCTTGAATGATAGCTTTGCTGCATCTGCAATAGTGAACTTGTCATCTTCACGCTTCTTAATTACGTAGACAACAGCCTTTAGTGACTTGCCCTTCAAAGCATTGTCATCCATGAGGGCATCAATTGGAGCACCAGAAATCTGTTCTATGGTCTCCACTTCTTCAATTGTAAGTGTTTCAAAATCAAATTTAGCCATTTGAGTTACCTTCCTATTTGTTATATTTGTCTACAAGAGCTTGAAGATTATCAAAATACTTCTTGTAGATTTCATCTATTTTACCAGCTATTGCACGTGAGAAGAATTGGTTAGGCTTGATACCCCTCCTAAACCATCCCCAGTGAATAGGGTTTGCATATGGAACTCTTGCTCCACCTGCTCTTACTATTACCCTTCTTTGTTGGGCAGCAGTACGAATAGAACCTTTTAATGCACCTGTCCTAACTGGCACCAGGGTCCTGGCTTC